CAGAAGCGCAAGACGGGCCTGGAATCTATAGCTTATGAAACAGATGATCGCAAAGGCGCTGGGTGGCTGGCGATCCCAACCGCCACCTGCCGTGCCGGCCGCGATCGAGCCGACGCTTGGTGCTGCGGCCACCAAGCCGGCAGACGTCAGCGCACTGGGTGAGAACTCATTTGTCGACGGTCTGTCGATGGACGAGCTGGTGAACCTGCTAGGCGCTGCGTACAGGTCATCGTCAGGCGAAGCCGTGACAGAGAGCACCGCCATGCGGGTCTCAGCCGTGTACGGATGCGTATCGCTGCTGGCCGGTGCGATCTCCACCCTGCCGATCGGCATTTACGAGCGTTCCGGGAATGACCGGCGCAGCGCCGACCATGAATACTGGTGGCTGTTCAACGAGCAGGCGTCGGAGGGATGGACTACCGCGGCTGCGCTGGAGTACCTGATCTCCGCCAAGTTGTTCCACGGCGACGGTTTTGGGCAATTGCTGCGGCCCAGCGCCTATAGCAACCGCGTAATCGGCTGGAAGCCGCTGCACCCGCTGTGTGTGATGCCGTTCCGGCACGAGGGTCGCGTCCTGTACCGCGTCATGCCGAATGACGGTAGCGAGTCGTACACACTGGACAGCGCGGACGTGATTCACTTGCCCAGCCTGGGATTCGATGGGCTGCGCAGTCCCAGTCTGATCACCTATGCAGCGGTCGAGGCCATCGGCGCCGCTATCGCCGCGCAGAAGTACTCCGGCAAGTTCTTCTCGGACGGCGCGAACTTCGATTACGCGCTGAAAACCGAGCAGAAGCTCAAGCAGCCCCAACTGGAGGCGCTGAAAGCGTCGCTGCTGGCGCGGATCCAGAACGGTGGGCGCGGCCCGCTGATCCTGGACGGCGGCCTGGCGCCGGCACAGCTGAGCGTCAACAGCAAGGACGCCGAGATCTTGGCAACGCGGCTTTTTACCGTCGAGGATATTTGCCGGTTCTTCGGCGTGCCGCCGCATATGGTCGGCCATACCGACAAAACCACCAGCTGGGGCAGCGGCATCGAGTCGCAGGGCATCGGATTCGTGCGCTACACGCTGCAGCGTCACCTGACGCCGCTGGCGCAGGAACTGAATCGGAAGCTTTGGCCGGTGCGCCAGCGGTTCTTTGTGGAGCACATCACTGCAGCGCTGGAGCGTGGAGACCTGAAATCGCGATACGAGGCATACAGAATCGCACTGGGCCGCGCTGGAGAGCAGCCGTGGATGAACGCCGACGAAGTGCGTCGGCTGGAAAACATGCCGCCGAACGCGGATCTGAATCTGAATGGAGGTGCCAGTGCGCAACCGACTTAACAAGCTGCTGCAGGACAACCGCAAGGCGTCCGCCCGCCGCTTCGACGTGCTGGCGAAGGACGGTACCGATGAGGCCGAGGTGTTCCTCTACGACGCGATCGTGTCGAACGAGGAAGAGGCAGCCTGGTGGGGTGGCGTGGCGCCGGAATCGTTCGTGAAGGCGCTACGAGAGATCGACGCCAGTACGATTCACCTGCGTATTAACTCGCCAGGCGGCAGCGTGTTTGCCGCCCGCGCAATGGAACAGGCGCTGCGCGACCACAAGGCCAAGATCATCGTTCATATCGACGGTCTTGCCGCCTCGGCTGCCACGTTCATCGCTTTGGCTGGTGATGAGATCGTGATGGGCAAAGGCGCTCTGTTCATGATTCACAAGGCATGGACTGGCATGTGGGGAAACGCCGACGATCTGCGCGCCGAAGCGGATCTGCTGGACAAGATCGACGGCACGTTGGCAGATACGTACGCCGAGCGCACCGGCGCCGATACCAAGCGGATCGCGGACTGGATGTCCGCTGAAACGTGGTTCACCGCCGACGAGGCAGTGGAGCACGGCTTTGCAGACCGCGTGGCCGAGACGGAAGCGAAGGCGAAGGCCTGGAACCTGAGCGCCTACGCCAACGCACCGAAGCCGGAACCGGAGCCGCCACAGACTCCGGCGCCGGCAGCCAATGTCGAGCCTGACCCGACCGCGGCGCCCAACCCCACTCCCTACGCCACGGATGAACACCGCGCCCGCCAGGCGCAGCGTATGAGACTTGTGGCCCAAATCTGACGCGAGTTCGCGCACAGAAACCAGCCGCCTCCGGGCGGCTTTTTTTCGTCCATTGATAAGGAAACGACCCTATGAGCAAACTCGCTCAGCTGCGCGAACGCCGCAACGCCAAGGCAAAGGAAGCGCAAGATCTGAACGCCAAGTTCCCGGCCGACCAGCGCATGCCGGCCGCCGAGGCATCGCAGCTGGACGCCATCCTTGCGGAAATCGAGACCATCGACGCCGAGATCGCCCGCGAAAACCGTCTGGCGCAAGTCGCCGGCAACGCTCAGGCGGAGCATGAGGCTGCAATGCACGCTGCCACGCACCCGAACGGCAACGACTCGCCCGAGGCTGGCGCCCTGCGCGCCATGCTGACTGGTGGTCTGTCGGCGCTGAGCCCGGAGCAGCGCAACGCCATGTTTGCGCGCGTGAACCCGGACATTCGCGCCGCCATGTCGACCACGACCGGGAGCGAAGGCGGCTACACCGTTGCCACGGAGTTCAGCCGCAACCTGATCCAAGCCATGCGCGCTGCATTCGCGGTGCGCTCGGTTGCCACGGGCATCCAGACCAGCACTGGCGCTCAGATGCTGTTCCCGACCGCCGATTCGACGGCCGAGGAAGGCGAGATCGTCGGCCAGAACGGCCCGGTGACGGTGGGTGAAACCCAGTTCGGCCAGGCATCGATGGATGTCTACAAGTACTCGTCCAAGTCGATCGCCCTGCCGTTCGAGCTGATCCAGGATGCGATGTTCGACCTGGAGGCATACATCCAGACGCTGCTTAACCTGCGCCTGGGCCGCATCCAGAACCGCCACCACACCGGCGGCACTGGCACCGGCCAGCCGCGAGGCCTGGTGACGGGCTCCACACTGGGCAAGGCCGGCGCCACGGGCCAGACTGCCACCGTCACCTATGACGACCTGGTGGATCTGGAGCACTCGGTAGATCCGTTCTACCGCCCGGCCGGCCGCTTCATGTTCCACGACGACACGCTGAAGTCTGTGCGCAAGATCAATGACGCGCAAGGCCGTCCGATCTTTGTGCCGGGCTACGAGCAAGGCAATCCGGGCGGTGCTCCCGACCGCCTGCTGGGCCGTGAGATCGTCATCAACCAGAACATGGACCCGATGAGTGTCTCGAAGAAGTCGATCCTGTTCGGCGACTTCTCGAAGTACCTGGTGCGCGATGTGATGGACGTGACGCTGTTCCGTATGACCGACAGCGCCTACACCCTGAAGGGCCAGGTCGGCTTTGTCGCCTTCTGCCGCTCGGGCGCCAACCTGATCGACGTCGGCGGCGCGGTGAAGTACTACCAAAACAGCGCGACCTAAGTATGAATTTCCTCAGCTCCGGCTGGGGCCGTCCCTCATCCACGCACCGAGAAAGAGCCCATGGCAACGAAGCTACCCCAATCCACGAAGACCGCACGCGTGCTGTGCGCGGTCACCATCGACGGTGTCCGTCACAAGCCGAACACCGTCATCGAGAACCTGCCGGCCGACGTGCTGAAGGCGCACGCCAAAGACCTGGACGATGAGCCGGCCGCAGTCGCACTCGCCAAGAGCGAGGGCGGCGAAGTGGTGCAGTACACCGAGCCGAAGGCCCCTGAAGCGGAAGCCACCGAGGAGTGAGCATGTTGTTGTCCAAGACCGTGACCGCTGCTGCGACGACCAAACCGGTATCGGTGGCCGAAGTGAAGACCAGCGCGCGGCTGGACAGCGACATGACAGACCTGGACGAGCACATTGGCACGCTGATTGACGCAGCCCGGATCGAGGCCGAGCAGGAAACTAGCCGCGAACTGGTGCCGCAGACATGGCGGCTTGAGTACTCCGATTGGCCGCGCGAGACGCTCCCGCTGTCGCCAGTCACTGCGCTGGTGTCGGTCGAGTACTTCGATGGAGCCGCGTGGCAACCGGCGAGCGGATGCGTGCTGGAGGATCGCCAGAACGGCCGATCCATCCTGGCGATCCCGCCTGACTTGATCTCTGCCCTTGGCTACCGCAACGGTGCTCGAGTGCGTGTAACCGTTGAGGCGGGCTATGAGACGGTACCGGCCGGCATCAAGGCATGGCTAATCGTCACCAGCGCATGCATGGCTCGCAACTCGTCCCCGCCGGCATACCTGGCCGGGCTGCTGGACGCTGAGAGGGACTGGTAATGAGTCATGACAGCCGAATCACTATCCAGCGGCCAACAGCGGACCAGGCCGACACCGGAGAGCCGGTATCGGCCTGGGAGGACGTGGCCACTGTGTGGGCCACGATCAAGCATATCAGCGGGCTGTCCGCCATCAAGTCCGGCGCCGACGTCTCGGTGGTCAAAGCCAGCATCCGCATCAACTGGCGGACTGGGCTGGACGCCAGCATGCGCGTGGTGCGCGGCACGACCGTGTACGACATCAGGGCAGTGATGCCGGACGAATCTGGTCGAAAGTACGTCGACCTGGTGTGCGAAACCGGCGCCCGGAGGTGATGCTATGGAAGTCCATCTGAGCCTGTCAGGCGACCTGCAGGCCGCGCTGGACCGCCTAGAGGCGGGCATGAAGGAGCGTGTGCTCCGGCCGGCTGCCCATGCCGGCGCCCTGGTGTTTTACGAGGAAGCGCGCCGGCTGGCTCCGGTGTACGACGGGCCGGAGAAGAAAGGCGTAAAACCCGGTCAGTTGCGCAATGCGATCTATCGCGTGTTCTCCGAAAGCAAGTCCGGTGAGACGCAGAAGATCTACGAGGTCAGCTGGAATGCCAAGAAGGCGCCGCACGGCCACCTGATTGAGCGTGGGCATTGGCGGGTGAATAAGGTGATCCGCGTGAACAACCGGTGGGTGGCCACGACTGAGCGTCTGCCGGCGCCGGTGTGGGTGCCCGCGGTGGGGTTCATTCGGCGTTCGTATGACCAGCGCGAAGCTGCGCTGAAGGCGATGCATGAGCGCGCCGCCGAGCGCACGGCGGAAGTGCTGGCGGAGGTCAAAGCATGACGGTAGAGGCCGACATCTTTCGGGCGCTGAAGGGCTTGGTGGGAAACCGTGTCTATCCGGAAGAGGCGCCAGCCGGTGTGGAACTCCCCTTCATCATCTATCAGCAAGTTGGGGGCGATCCGCTGAACTATCTGGCGGGTGTCCCGGACAAGCGAAACGGCCGATTCCAGATCGACGTTTGGGCGAGCAACCGCACTGATTCGTCAACGCTGAGTCGCCAGGCTGAAGACATCCTGCGCGCAGACCCTGTTCTGAGCGCCGATACGCTGACAGGCATGATCGCGACGAAAGACCCAGCGACTGGCTGGCGCGGATCGTCGCAAGATTTCAGCATCTGGTTCACGAATTAACGCCCGTTCGGGCATCAACCACTGACCCGCTGCGGCGGGCTTCTTTACTTCAGGAGTCTCATATGTCTCTGAGCTTGCCCAACGGGGCAGTCTTTTCCCTGGCCACTACGGTTGGTGCAGCCATTGCTGTCACGGCGCTGACAAACGCAAGTCCGGCGGTGGCCTCGGCTGCAGCCCATGCTCTGGTAGACGGCGACATCGTCGAGATCATCTCCGGCTGGCCAGCACTGAACGGCCGCGTCGCGCGTGTCATCGATAGCGAGGCCGGTACGTTCGCCTTGGAGGGCATCAATACAACGGACGCCACGAAATACCCCACAGGTGCGGGTATCGGCAGCGTCCGCAAAATCCTCACGTGGACGCCAATCACGCAGGTTCTCGAGGCGTCGATGTCCGGTGGCGAACAGCAGTTCTACAACTACCAGCTTCTCGAGGACACGGGCGACGAACGGCAGATACCAACAATTCGCAGCGCGCGTTCGGCAACGCTGCAGATTGCTGATGACGACACGCTGCCGCACTACGCGGTCCTCGATGCCGCTGATGCCGAGCGCAAACCGCGTGCGATCTGGTTGCAACTGCCCAGCAGGGCACGCACCTACTACCGCGCATATGTCTCCTTCAACAAGGTGCCGACGCTGACGAAGAACCAGGCAATGGCCTTGTCTGTCGCGCTGTCGATCGACGGCGAGCCGACGCGTTACTCGGGAGCACAGGCATGAGCTTCAAGGTCAAAGTGAATCCCACTTTCGTTGGCGAGACGAAGATCCATGTGCCGGGTGAGGGACCGAAGCCACTCAAACTGGTGTTCAAGCACAAGAGATCCGAGGCTGCTGCCGAGTTCTACCAGCGGGCAGCCGAGCTGTCGCTGGATGTCGCCCGGCCGATCAGCGAGCAGTACGCGAGCCACCTTCTGGAGATCGTTGAGGGTTGGTGCGACGTGGATATGGAGTTCTCTGCCGAAGCGTTTGCCGAACTGCTGGCGAACTACGCCTTCGCCGCCCAAGCGATTCAGGAAGCGTACTTCGAGGAGCTGGCCGGAGCTCGCCGGGGAAACTGATCGAGGCGGCACGCGCACTGTACTGGCGTCCTCCGGACGCCACGCAGTTGGCGGCATTTGGACTGACGATCGCGGACTATCCCCGACCGGAGGTTGACCTCTGGCCGGAGACGGTCATGGCGTTCGACGTCTTCTGTCGCATGGTCACGCAGTGGCGCATGGGGATGGCTGGTCCCATAGGGCTTGACTACAGCGTGCTGCCATTCGTGATGCGTATGGCATGTGTACCGCGCAAGCAACGCAAAGGCGTCTTCGAGCAGGTTCGCATCATGGAAGATGCCGCGCTCGCG